AAACCAGTAGCGTACTCAGAAGTGCCGATAGCACCACCGTCTGCACCACCACCTAGTTTAATCTTAGAAAGATCATTAGTCCAATCAGTACCAAATGTTGACGGTTTGAAAGAGTTAGAGTAGTCTTCACAGCGGAATCAACAGTAGGTTGAGCACCAAACTTCTTAGCGAAGTTATTGTGAGTTGCACCAAATGCAGAGTCATCCCCAAAGTATGGGTTGTAGACATAGTTAGACTGATTGTTGATTACGTCACTGATGTAGTTCGGTGCGCCGTCTGTAGTCTTAAGCACCTTTCAACATAGATACATGTGCGAAAGTTTCTAGAACTGTACCAACAGTACCAGAGATAGCACCAGTACGATCAGTTATCGCAATGTGCATCTCATCGTTAGCGCCACTAGCGTTTAGAGACGATAGGTAAGGTGAAGTGCCAGGTGCGTTGATCGAATTGACCAGCATAATCCCACTGACTAAAGAATGTACCACCGTCACTGTCGTTACCAGCAGGACAGAACGATACTTCAAGACCATCACCTAGTGCGCCAGCATATCTAGCGACAAACGAACCAGTCTTATTACCTTCGGTGAAGGTGTGGACGGCATCTTCGCCCTGTACCAACAGTGGTAGTGGTATCTCCAAGAGTACCTAATGTTAATGTGTCGAAATGTGATTTATTCTTAACTAATACTTGTGAAGCGTCAGAATCCTTATTTGCCTCTACTATGTAGGAGGATGAGGAGTTTCTTGCTGCTTCGTCTACTTCACGTACTACGTAAAGTGCGCTTTGAGTATCGTAAGAAGGAAGCTGCGGACAAAAAGTCCACATTACTTGATGTGTCGGGTGCGCCGAAGACACTAACTAGACCAGTTTCATCTGATACTAATGTGCGTTCTTGTACAGGCCCCCCAACGAAATTTCCCTACAAAGGCGCCAGTTGATGACGTAACACTGGGTACTACACCAGTGAGATCAATCTCTTTGACTACAATTGCGGGAGAAGCTGATGTTGCCATAACTTTATCCTTTTTTTTATCGGTTGCGAATTATATGTTTATCATTATACGAATTTTTTCAATACTAGTATTTATACTTTTGGATATTTTACCAGTCATGAACACCTACCGTACCATGTAAACGATCTACCCAATCTTCCATCGACTCATTATCCTGCCTCATAGACTCTTCCATTTCTATGTGTTCTGATCCATCATCAATGAATCCAGCTGGAGGAACATCGTTTTCGATTTCTCGCATCTGTTCTTCAAACATCATCTGTTTGAGGTTAATATCTGTCATGTCCGCAAAGAATTGGGTAGATACAAAGTATCCGAACATGACCAAATTCATCATAAGATCATCGTGGTTGCCGTCTGAGGCTTCGTAAGACTGTCCCTTACCCACGAATGTACTGATCTCCATGATAGTGTTTTCGTCAACGATTTCTAGTTTACCTTCTTCAAGTATATCCTTGATGGCGGTACAACCAAGACGTTTACTCTTGCGAGTCATCTCGATACCGATAGAGTTTGCTTTTACTGCCGATGAAACATATACATTCTCATACTCTAGATCATAATACAAACCATTACAAACGACCGTACCTTGATCATTTGACTCAATTACCACATATGCATCGTTGTAGAGAGACGAATACTTATATATAATATTAGGAAACAGCACAGGCGATATAGAATTATTGCGATAGACGGCAACCTGTTTAAATGGTTTCGTGCTAATGTCGATAACGTTAAACGTAGAATAGTCCTGTCCTCTTCCCTTCGATACATCGACACATACAAGATACTCGTGATCTTTTTGTGGCTTATCGTAAACTAGGAAGTCTCCCCCATTTAGATATTCTATGGGGTCTTTTGCACGTAGTGACAGAAGTGTCTCTGCGTTAATTAGTGTATCACCTGTTCCGAAGAAGGTGTTACCAAATTCTTGATCGAACTGTAGTTGTGACGTGTTCGCAATTGTTTGTCTCTGCCATTCCTCGTCCCTGCCTGGCACATCCCACCAATTTACTTCAAATGGTTGGAACTCGTTTACTCCTTGTTTAGCACCTGTCCAGATTTTTTCGAATGGATTTCCGATTCCATTTGCGGTGGAAGTAATAATGACCTTAGTTTCCTTACCAGCCGACACGACAGGATATGTGGAAGTGTAGAATTCATTTGCTCTTTCCACAAAAGCGAACTCGTCAAGAAACAGAAGGTTGACAGACATGCCACGAATAGAACTACCTGATGTGGCAGCCGCAATAATACGAGAGTTATTACTAAACTCAATGCTACCTTTATTGAGTGCTTTACAACCTGGCTGTAAAAAGAACGGTAAGTTTTCCAATGCGAGCGTAACACGACCTAACATCTCCCTTGCAGTTGCGCCTTTATTGGCAAGAACTGCGATTGTTTTTTCTGGGTGAAAGATCGCATACCATAGAATGTATACCACGGACGAAATACTCTTACCCGACTGACGGCAAGCAAGCACTACGCAGAAACGATTATCGTTAAAGTGGTTAAACATATTCTCTTGGTATGGATACAAGTCAAAATTGACTAGACCATCATCAAGAGAGATAATTTTAACATAGGTGCGAGCAAAGTACGCTGGATCGTTCATACATTTAGCGTACTCTTTTACCGACTCCTCTGTCCACTCCTCTGCAACCCCATCTTTCTTTACATTGGGATTACCGAGGTAGTTATTCTTCTGATCCTGAAACATCAATCACTTTTTCCTCATCACGTAATATTCTCTGTAGATCAGTAGTAGAACCTATAAACACATTATTGTTGGTAGTTCCTTTATTTTCCAACTGTTTAGATTCTTGTTTGATATCCTTATTTTTCTTATTCAGATCCATAAGTTTATCATTTACATCTGAGATATTTTTAATCATCCCAGATAATACTTCGAATGCACGAGGGTGTTCTGACTCTCGTGCCACTTCGATCATAAGTTCTAAAGACTCTCTACCCCTCTCGATCAGATCGTAATAGGTGTCTCTTGAATACTCGTAATCTTTATTAACGTTCTTGTTTTCATCTGTCATTTATACTTCACTATCAAGGAGTTGAATATTAAATCCGAAATCACTGTCTGGACTTATATTAGACGGTGTCGGTGTTATATTTAGTCTTTCAACAAATAAGTCACTATCTTGTAATCCCTCTTCTTTTAAGAAGAAGTTTGCATCAACAGTACGTACAATAGGCGCATCTTTATCTGGCCCATAGAACGACATCTTCATCTCAAAGTCTAGTGTGTAGATGATAGTACGTCTTTGTCCTACAGATCCTTCGAAGTCATCTGAGAAGGTAACACCATTCAATATGATAGGTGTATCTTCTATAATCTCAGCGTAATCCGTAAACGGTTTTACTGATAGAGTATATTGTGGGTTAAAATATGGTATAACCTGTTCCACGACTTGCAACGCATCATCTTGACTCTTGGCATATACGTTCAACTGGAAACCAATTGTGTATGGAACAGATGTATAAAATCTTTTCTTTTTGGTATTGTCTGTGGCAGATCGAGTAAACTTATTTACCTTGGGTAGTTGTCTCTCTGGGTCGTATGCAATATTTGTAATCTCGAAATGACATACGTGGGAGTTTCATTGCAACTCTACGTTCTGCCTCCTCCCCTTTCGCCATCTCCGCAAGACGATCTAGGAATGATCTACGAGGTGCGTATGATAAAGGAACCTTGACCTGAGATATTGTTGCACCCGAAGAGTTCTGTCTCAACACATGTATGTTGTTAAACAAAGAACCAAATACCGATACGGCAGTCCTTACTCGCTTGTTATAAAACCAAGTACCGAACATTACGTCATGTCTCCGAATGGGTTAGACTCCGAGAAGTCTAAGAAGTCTGCTTCAAAATCATCAAACACTTTACTTTGCGAAGTGGTTTGTATTTGTTGTTGCATATCCTCTACCGATAGTGGCGACCATTTAGCACCTGATGTACTACCAACTAAAATATTAGATGTGCTGAATTCCTTGTATGTACCGTCCGTACTACCGACATGAGCAAGTTGAAGTATACGATCACTGTCTGACCAACGAGTTACTTCACCCTTTAAAGTGTAACTTGGATTTACTTGGGTTACGATTTCACCAATCAAGAAGTCTGAAGAGTCTAGATTCCCTTCTGTTGTTATTAGAGGTGATTCACTGTATCCAAATCCAGAATCAGCGATTACAACCGAGGTAACAACGCCATCCGTTTCGGTGGTGGTTAACGTTGCGGTTTTTCCTTCGAAATGTTCTAGCAAAACTGTATTACTATTACTATCAAAACTTGAAACAGGCGTATTGATATCTACAGGAAGAACCGATATCTTACCACGCATATTGACGTGATGAGTACATTGATAGTAGTAATTGCCCTTTTCAGTCGGGGTGAATCTAGTAGCATAATATGACGGATTAGTGCCATCACTGTCATAGTAAAAACCGCCATCACTATCTGCTGGTGGGGGACTAGCAAGAATGGTTCCATCAGAATCTTCTACTCTTATTGGATGACCACCATGTTCTATGTACGATATTTTAACATTACGTAAACTAACTTCAGTATTTCTTGTTAGTACATACATGAGTAAAGAACTGTATGTATCAATCTTCTTACGAGGAAGTGGTACACTATAATTTGTTTCGCTATCTCCTGCAATCCGAATTTCCGTAGTAGAAAATGATGGATTGACATCTGGATAAGATTGATATTCGAATACGAAATTTATTTCAGCTGAATCTAATTCTTGACCACTGGGTATATATGCATCAAAACTTAATCGAGAATTATCTTTAAGTTCTATAGGATATTGATATGAAAAACTATTATTAAAACCGCCCCAATCTTCAGCGTCATTAGGCCAAATATACTTGTCTTCCGCACCCGCCAATCTTGCACCACCAAAACTACCACCAAAGTAAAAGTCCAATGGTTGGGGTACGGTTTGACTTATATAATTTTTAAGACACAATGTGTCTCCGAGGTACATTGTTAAATTTGGATCTTCACCAATGATCGCACCTTTTCTGTCACTATCGTTTGTGTCAAATATATAATTAGATCTATTATCATTGGCATCAAGAACAGCCAAATTTATATCTTTGTATGTTACTACGTTGCCCGTTATCATTTCTGTTTTTGATTGAGTAGTTACATGTAATTCATCTACTTTACCGTCAAATAGACTATAAACATCTCCTGTGCCATAAAGTCTCGGTGCTTGGGAACCCAAATTTATTTTATTGTTACCAATAAAATTCAGTTCTCGACCGATATCGCTATCAAAAACTTTAACGCCATTAAGATACACATACAGTTGACTAATAGTGCCAGACCCATTACTGTCCGCACCCAATATCAAATGTGACCACTCTGAGGCAAGAATCGGATCATTATCGAGTGTTCTTACAACAGAATCTTGACCTAGAGTATCACGGAAAGAAAACTGTATTTTACCTTGGTCATTCACACCAAAAGACATGATGTTGTCGGAAATACTAGTATTCCCACCCAATGTAATTAATGCTTGTCGGCCGGCACCCGGCAGATTGTTTGGATAGAAAAATGCTTCTACAGTACCCTTATCAGAAGTGAACAAATAATTTTCACTATATGATCTGACCTTATCTGAGTGGAATGACTGGTTGCCGAACTTGGATAACCCAAACGGCGCAGACAAGTTTATGACAGGGGCAGAGTCATAATTACGACCACCATTAATTAAAGTTACACTCTTCAGTTTACCAGTAAATGGATCGAGGTTATCATCGTCTATAGTGATAGAAACGGTATTATCTTCGGGCGGGTGCATCGTGACCGCATATTGATAAGCACCTTCATACTCAATCGCATCGATTTCTGCAATGTTAGTATCAAAGTCTTCGTCACTATACTCAAACAATTCACACTGTAATCGAAATGTTGGTAAGTGACTTAATTGATAGAACGGTGTCTCGGTCTCTACCTTCAATACTTCGAACATAGAGTTCGACATTGGTAGATAGATGATATCGCCTTCACGTGGACGGAACCCAACCTCTGCTAGGTTGTCGCCAATTAGTTTCTTCCAACGTCTACGTGCAAATACGAATGTGGCCTGATCACGCAACTCGATACCGAATTTAGTGAATAGGTCACCCTCTCCATCAAACCCTTCAGTATTCTCGATGTAAGTCTCAATCTTATATGCATCAGAAAAACGTGAAGGTATATCGTCAGCAAAGATCTTATCCTTGTTAACAATCTCACGTGGTAGATAGTATACGTCCTCACCATAGAACTTCAGAGACTCGATTACGAGATCTTCATAAAGATGTTGTTCGGATCGTACCTTTTTGCTTATATACGGATTTGTTGCCATATTACCCTGCGAAGAAGATCGGGCCTACATCTTCCTCTTCCCTAAACCTAGTACGAATCTGTTCAAGTTCATTGTTAGCGTCCTCAAATATAGAACGACCACTGATCTGAACACCCCCAGGCAAGGTCATGCCATCAAACTTTAATAGGTTGGTTCCCCATTGCCTTTTGACAATTGCGGTTAGATACTCTTTAAGAAACTTGTGATTGAACAGAGAGTTGTAATCACCACCAGCAGATTCTTCAGATGGAGTTCTGATACCATAGACTTCGATAACAATGTGATCGCCTACAGTGAGTTTCTCGGAACTCAAGTAGTAGTATAAACGATTACCTTGTCGGTCAAATGTAGTTTCGGGCGTACCGCTTAGTTTCATATCAAGTAATGATAGATGTTGTTGCATTTGTTCGTAGTATGCAATGTCACCAGCATAGTTGTTTAAGGTCGGTGACATCGTTCAACATCATCTGATACTTGATATCAAAGAAATTTGTTGTTTGTGAAACAGTGTTGATCGGGAACATACGAACAACAGTGGAGATGGATGCATCTCCTAGATCGATATATCCGTTGTCAATAATGTCTTGAGTCATTTCAAAAGACATATAGTGCCTACGTGAACCGTCAGGATGATTTTCACGGAACCACTGAAGTGCCTCGTCTACACGATCTTCTAGTTGTTCGTCATCGACATTTATTTCAAGAACAGGCGCACCCAAACTACGTAAGCAATAATCTATTAGTTCCTGTCTAGTGTTAGGACTTGCCATATCTTTTCTCTTAAATTAATTAGTATGTTCCACCGTCAAGAGCGGTAACTCTAACTCCGCCAGAGGTAAGAGTAAACTGATTGGTTGATCCACCATCTGATTCAGCAAGACCGTCAAACTTCGCCACACCTATCGCACTTGTAGTCGCAATATCAACATTAACCGTAAGTGTGTTTGCAGCGTCATCGTAAACAGAACCAATACTTTGACCATCTGTAAATAAAGTATTAACACGATCATCAATTGTTTCGGATAGATCATGAATCGTTGCTTCAACGGTTTTGTTGAATACCCATCTGTCGTTCGATCCATCATATGTAAGAGATGGTGGACTACTGAATGAAGATGAACCAATAATGATACCAGCACCATTAGCTGCTGTTCCATCATCTGCACTGTCAGCGAGGGTAAGAACAAGATCATTAATTGATACTTCAGTACTATTTATTGTTGTTGTAGTACCTTGAACAGTTAAATCACCTAGGATAACAACTTCACCCGAATCACCAACAGGGCCTGGATTCAAGAAAAGAGTTGATTCACCAGCGTCAGTTGTACTGATTGTGTTACCATCGATTCGAATATTGTCAACATCAACTTGGGTTAAACCAGCTAGTGCAGTAGAAGAACCACCAAGTGAGATTGCGGTAGTACCAACTGTTAATGAACTGTTTGCAAGTTTAGTGTTACTAACACCACCGTCTTTAACACGGAGTACATCTGAGTTTGTCTCAATAGTAGCATCATCTACACCTACAGCGAGAGATACAGAAGCACCAAGAGCTACACTGCCACCGCCACTCAGACCATCGCCCGCAGTAACGGTTACTGAACTATTTGCGAGCTTGCCGTTTGCGATAGAACCAGCAAGTTGATCATTGGTGATCGTACCACTCAGAGATGAAGTTGGGTAACTAGTCGCATTTGTTAAGTCAAATGCTGGTTGAGCAGAAGTCCCACCTAACGCAACAGATACACCACCAAATGATACTGAAGTGTTGTCCATGTTGAACGTTACTGTATCATCAGTAACAACAGAAGTCAAACCAGTACCACCAGCAAAGGTTAGTGCGTTACCTGTAGTATAAGCATCAGTGTTAGAGGCATCATCGGTTAAAGTAATCGTTGACGAAACTCCACTGAGTTGAGTATCAACATATCCTTTAGTTGCCGCATCAGAGTCAGCAGTTGGTGTTACAACATTCGATATCTTAGAACCTTCAACAGAGACCACACCAGATCCATGTGGACTTAATAAAAGATTGCCGTTATTATCTGTTGTGCTGATGGTGTTGCCGTCAATAGTAATGTTATCAACGATCCATTGATTCACTTTTGAATTAGCGTCTAGAATAACCGCTTTTGAACCAGCAATAGTGCCAGCAGTTGAACCTAGTAAGTCAGTATAGTATTTACCACCGATGGGGTCAATGTTTGCGGCTTCTCCGTTTACCTCCGCACCCCAACCGATGAATAACTTACCGCCTGTACCACCACTCCAACTATAAGCCAGTTCACCACTACCTAAAGCTGTTGGAGCATTTGATGACCCTGACCGTTTGATTTTAATTTCAGTTGCCACTAAAAGTTTCCTCCGTTAATGAACTGTTTATCTAAATTCTGTGTTGCTTCGAAATTTTCTGTTCCTGAGTTGTACACTAATACACTTCCATCTTGTTTATTAGAAACGTCTATACCATCTAAAACATCGATAGATCCCGACTTCTGGGTTACGTTTCTTATAGGACGACCCACTCTGACAGATGCTACTTTTGTTCTGCCTGATACCTTAACTTCCGTTACGGTTTTTCCTCGTCCAACTGTTACGTCTATCGCCATCTCTATCTTACCTAGTAACCGATGGATTTACTTTTATTTTGCCTTCCAGAATACGTTCAATGACATCGTCGCCATGGTCATCACGAAACGTTAATTCTACATCGTAAACATAACGACCAGTAGTAATGAGTTGATCGGTAATAATGTTATTCAATGTTAAAAGCGCAATTCCTGATGTTGGTGGATCGACAACAGTTGTTACAAAGTCTATTGTATCTTCTGGGCCAGAGTTATAGTTTCTTTTCATTTTAGATGTAAGTGTATGACCTGTTAGGTTCTTTGATGAACCATCAAGTTCTTTGAGATGTAACTCTATTGCAACATCAGCGCCTTGATCTATTGAAAAATCTTCGTAATCTGCCATAACCCTATTCTAAAAAGTAGTTTTCTTTGTTTTATTTATAAGAATCAGAACCTTTATTCTGAACTAATTTCATCAATTATTTCTTCTCTGAACCCTTTACTCACTTCGGATTTGTCAAAACAAAAAGAGACGGTATGTCTCCAACACTTAGATGCAGCTGAATGATAGAAAATATTTTCTGGTTCGTCATAACTACCGAAGTATCCAGCTTTGCATTGCCATCCTGGCTTGTCATACATATAAACAATTTCTTGTTTTTCTATGTCCCAATATTTAAAATAACCATCACCAGTTTCACTATAAGTAAAAACAAAATTGTATGCAGCTGCATTTGCATTATTGTGCCATGCAATATAACCGTTTGGTGGATAAACTGCCGATAACGCATTATTTCTACAACCCAAGAAATTCAATAGGTCACCATGAAAATTACCTACTTTCGTAATAAAATCTGATCGCCATTTGATGTCATCTGGATCACTTGACATGTTTACGGTATCAAAAAATTCGTGGTCTTTTTGGTTAGTACGCATCTCATAAGCATACAAAGAATCAGGAAACCCAGAATGGGATCTCCCTTCACTTATAAGTTGTCTCAAATATTCATCAGATATCCATTTCTCAGGATTATCTTTTTGATGCCCCTTACAAGCTAGATGCATATTTTTCTTGAACAGTTCTTCATTATCTGTACGAAAAGAAATGTGTCTATTTAAAATTTCCAGTAGTTCTTTATTCTTAACTGGAATATCTCTCATTCTTTCTGTCATGAGTAGTGGGAATCCTTATTTAGTCCACAAGAGTAATGTCTAAAGATTACTGGGTTTTCGGGGTAAGTTGTTTCTGCGTGCCATGCATTATAATAATTCCATCTCATATCATCATCAAATATACCAATCTTTAAATCTTTATATTTTTCTTCTTGGTTCGTCAACCACCAAAGTGAAAACTGATCCCAGTTTCGAAGACTTTTTGGGTAACCTTCGGGCCACCATTCCCTATCCATTTGTTTTCTGGTTAGTTCCCACCAATCTTCTACGAACTCACGGACGATAGGTTTAGACATATCATACAAACACACACCGCCACAAAGTGTAAACGACTGTCTTCCCATGTCGGGTGTGTCGAAATTATATTCAGCATATATGTAATCACGTTCTTTTGTTAGAGCCGAAAACACAAGGTCGTGGTCTTTCATTTCGTCCCAAATTTTAATCACATCTTCATGTTCGCATTCCATGTCAGCATCAACATACATTGTAATGTCATAAGGAGATTGAGCCATGCCCCAGAGTTTGGCACGGTAATGGTCATTACAATGTATTACTTTATCGGTCAATTCTTCTGCACGTTCGTCTACCATCCACTCTTCGCACACTAAGGTTATGTTGGCGTCTGGGTAGTAATCTAGGATAGAGTCTATTAGATTTATAGCGTAACAGTAGAAACTTCTTTTACGAGAAGCTACTACAACAAAACCCTTACTTTTCTCCGTCATCAGAGGATTCCTCATTAGCAATATGTTCTTGTAAGATCATCATTGCATAAAGATCGACTTCGATCTTGCTTTTAAGCACGTCTGAGTTTTGCTTTTAGTTTTCTGTTTTTACAGTTTTTGATTTCTTCGACTTCAAATGCTTCCATTTTATATGAGAAAAGTTTTTCCATTTTTCGAGCTTTCTCGTGCTCGATCTCACGTAATTTTTTTTCTTCTTTTTCAGACGCTTTTCGTCTATGTCTTTCTTCGGTATTTTTGGTGATTTGATCTTCACCTAAAACTTCAATAAGTTCTTCAAACTCCGCACTGGGACTACCATTCTTATCGATTTTTTTTAACCGCATGACCTGTTCAAGTTTTCTATCTTCATCGTCAATGATTTGCAAAATGCAAGTCACGTCATCTTTGGTTTCTGGTGCTTCCCAAAAAAGCATTATCTAACCATTTTCTACTACTCATCTCAATCTCCTAATTGTTTAATGATGATGTTTATTATATATATTGTACCTAACTAATACCGATAATATCAAACTTAATAAAATCTAAAGAAGCACAGTCCACTCCATACCAAACTTCTACGGTGTCCCCATCGTTTAAATAAAATAGCGGTGATCGAGCATGATAGTAAACACTACTCTGCGAGGCGATCGACCCACCACTGGTTTCAAAGTATCCGTACCCTATATTATCTCCAGTTAGAGAAGTGAGGAATGGATTGGGTATTCTTCCTGTACCACTACTACCAGTTCTGCCAAAGTTGTAAGCATTAGTATAAAATATAGTAAACCTTCCGTCAGAACCATTTCTGTTATGAATAACACTGAGCTCAGTGCCAGTACTATTATGCCATTCATCGGGATCAGTAGTTGTGGGATTGACGGCACTCTTAGTTTTCCAACCACTATTAGTACTGGTAGTTGACCCAAACGTGTCAATATCATGAAACGTACCATTAATAGAATATCCGAAAATTTGAGCATCTCCATGAAAATATGAACCTATCGCAGGATTAGCTCTCTGAGCCGAAATGTGCAAATACTTTGATGCGGATGCACCACTATACGTCAACTTTACCCTTCTTACAAATAGTAAAGGGTTATTGGTGATTGTGCTTGAAGAGGAACCAGTACCACCAAGAGTGGTATGGTTGGGAATAGCAGTGTCGGTATATGAATTTGTGCCAGTGTAGGTTACAGCTACCCCACCCAAGTTACGTTCTTTACCATAAAAGTCGTCAAAATCGATGGTGGACAAACCAGTGGTCTCTTCTGCTATTGCTCTCACGTCCGTGTCATTCAGTCTTATCGTTTCACCATTAGTATCATCAAGAAGATTCCCAACATTGTTGTAAAATTTTGACCCAGACTCATTTCCGAGTGTTATTGGTTGAACAGCACCAGTCGAAGTTGCTGTGGAGTATGAACCACTAATCTGAAAAATTTTATTAGCTGATGTAGTAAGGTAACACTGAAAAGAACCAGTACTAGAGGAACCGAAACTAAGTTTTAAGATGCTAAAGTGATGACCAGTAGTTTTCTGTATTGAGGTAGTTAAAGAATCTACCGTACAGTTTATAAGAGGAAATGTGGAAGTTCCTGGCACACCAACAGTCTTGACGTAAGCAGTGATTGTTTGACCGCTATACACTGTCAAATTATAACCAGTTGCAGCAGTACCACTCGTATCGTTTTGGAATCTTATGTCACTTTCTAAGATAAATTCGTCGGCTTCCTGTAAACGACCTCTAACCGTCATTATAGATGCTGACATTACTATTCACCTTCATTGATGTGTGCTGTCGAATCAGAATCGACATTATTTTCTTCCTCATCGGGCGTCTCATCGTTGACGACTTCTTCACTGGTGTCTACTTCAGGGACTACATCCCAAGGATTAATGTTATGTTCGACAGGTGTTTTAGATAAAGCAATATCTCCTGCAATTTGCGATTCGGTATTTGAAACTTCTTCCTCTCCGAGCGCAGATTTAACCCAACCGATTACAATATCTTTAGTGACATCCGCCCATGCAATGTAGTTTTCCGAAGAAGGATCTGCATCAATATGAACACTGCCATAACGTCTACCACGGTGAATTACCTGTTTGTCGCCAACTTGTTCCGTCTCATAATCTGAAGCTTCCCAATGTACCATTTTGATAGCACCATCAGAGATATTCGATTCAACCTTTACTATATTCCAAACTACTGCCATAATTATTCGCCTTTCTCACTAATTTTAGATTCTAGATACGCAACCTTTTGGGTCAACTCCTTTACTGCTTCTATCAACAGGGGTGTTAGTTTGTCATAAGAAACACTTTTATAATCTTCTCCGAACTCGTCTTGACCTACCGCAGATTTAGTTACAATCTCAGGTAATACTTCCTCAACCTCTTGAGCAGATACACCGACCTCTAGTTCGGTATTATCCACGCCCAAAGAATGCGCTAATGCGTTTGGTGTATAGTAATATCCTGTGAGTTTATTAACTTTATCTAGAGCATCTGGAATTGCGCCCTTCAAGTCTTTCAGTCTTTCGTCAGAGTAATATGCAGTCACATTACCTGTAGCAATGATATTACCACTAACGTGAAGTGCTTCAAGTGGGGACGAGACACCTATCCCAAATTTACCACTTGCATCTAACCGATGTCTTTCTCCGTTCGCACCGTATTTGAATTGAATGGATTGTGCGCTACCAGAACCATAATAACTTTGAACTTCAGCCAACCCTAGGTAACTAGCAAAACGAAAGTGAGAAGCACTTGAGGTATTGTGAAGTTGTAAACCTTGCAGAGTAGTGTTAAGTGCAGCATATGTACTCTCTACAACTAAAGGTACTCCAGAAGTTCTTTTAATCTTCGTAGCACCATTGAGGTTATTCTGGCCAGTAGACTGAGATGATGAGTTGATATTTACAACTCTAGATCCAGAATTTCCAGTCCCAGCGCAGATATTGACGGTCTTTGCCCCGCCTGAACCCAAGTTACTCCCAATATCGATCGTTTGGGCAGTAGGGCTAGCACTGGCACTTGAACCAATAGATATATTTTGAGAAGCAGTACTATGCCCAAGTGTTATAGTACCTGTGCCAGTTGTTCTACCGATAGTGATGGTGTTAGAGGTTCCTGCTGGAGTTACAGAAAAGTTGTTACCATTAAAACTAACATTACCATTCGTAAATGTACTAGCACCACGAACCGCAACACTGTGAGTACCAGCCGAATTACTATTACCTATTGTCACTGTTGTATCTGAGCCAGTGGAATTATTTGCCGCTAAATTTAATACAGTGTCGCCACCAAGCTGGTTGTTACCACCGATATTAATCGTTTGGGTTTCACCATCTGCTGTCTGAGCATTACCAATATTAATTGTATTGGATGCGGTACTTTGACCAAGAGTGATTGTGCCTGTGGAACTTTGAGTGGTCGAACCAATAGTAATTGTGCGATCGGCAGTATCTGGTATTACATTAAAATCATAACCATTAAAGTTAATATCGCCGTATTGGAATGTACTAGTACCACGAATCGCTACGCTTGTTGTGCCAAAATTTGGATCACCACCACCTATTGTTACTAGCGTATCATTACCTTGTGCTCCACACGCTGCAATATTTACTGTGTGAGTACCAGAACCAGATCCAGAAGCAATATTGACAATTTGCTCTTGGTCGTTCTCCATTGCAGCATTACCAATATTAATAGTATTGTCTTTATCACTCCGACCAAGGGTGATAGTGCCTGTTTGTTCAGTTGCGCCAAGAGTAATAGTGTCTGCTGCGGTAGATGGGTTGACAGTAAATGGAGTAGTTAAGTTTGCGCCTACTTCAAATATATCATTACCGCCACGAGAGTATAGGATACCATCTGCGGTATTGAGGGCGAGTTCGCCTTCTACAATGTTATTGGTGTCAGGAGCATTACCAGACGTATTGCTCCGTTTGATTTTAATGGTGGATGACATATGTACCCCTGTTGGTTCAATCTCTATTTAGAGTTTATTTAAATTTTATCTACCTTGTATATACAAGGTTGTTGTTAGATAAAAACTTTTAATTTATTTATATGTTAAGAAATTCTAGCATAAAGTGTATATACACGATGATTTACAAAACCACTTAATATTGTAGAACCTACATAGTCACCAGTAAACACTCTAGAGAAAGCCGAACCATAAACACCGTGATAGTCACCAACATACTCACCAGTATATTCTTCAAATCTTTCTCTTGTACTTAATCTTGTGAAATCCCCAAAGGTGGTTCGTAAGAAGTCTGTCTGACGTAACTGTTGATAATTCACATATCTAGCTTCTAGAATAGTCACCAGTAAAATCACCTACATAGTCACCAACAAAATTACCTGTATAATCTTTTATGCTTAGTCTGGTGAAATCGGTGTTTATTTCTCTCGTGGACACACGAGTGAAAGGATTCGCATAACCAGTGTAATCACCAGCAAAACGTCTTGTATAATTACCAACAAACCTACGAGAATAGTTACCAGTAAAGTAACCAGTAGAAATACCTTCTTTCTGTTGGTTAACACTACTGTAAGTACTTATTACTTTGGGAACAATTCTTGTGAACGCTGAAGATCTGAATCTGGTGTAGATACCAGTATAAATGGCAAAGACTCCACCGATAGAAACACGAGTATATGAACTGTTTCTCCATCTGACATAGTTGCCTGTGTAGTCTGTAATAAAATTACCTGTATATGTAACAGGTCTTTTCGTGATAACAAGACGGTTATATGTGCCTGTGTAATCAGTTATACGTGTTACTGCAACTCTTTTTCTGATGTACGTTTTATCTGTTGTTACATCTCTCGATCTGAGTCTCACTCGACTATATGTTTCTTTATCCCATCTAACAGAAGCAGGTGGAGTTTTTGTTGTGCGGTTTAGGCGTGTGAAATTAGAGTTAATTATATCTCTATGTCTTGCGTAGCTTTCTGTCCCAGTATAATACTCAGCTTTTGTCCACCATACATACCTGTAGTTTGTTATTCTTCTCTCAATGCCTGCTCCTGTTCCTTCTCTCGACACAGCTCTAGACGGCCCACTTCTGATCTTCTGTCTTTGTCCTGTAAAGTTCTGACCTACCGCACCTGCCGCTCTTCCTGCAGCAGGAATAGACATGGCAAAACTTTCATAAAACCTTCTACTATACTCAGCAGCGAAGTAGGCGGTATAAGTGACACCTAACTGGTTATAATCGCCGGCGCTGCCTGAGATAGTTCTACTAAAATAATCTGTTGTACCAATCCATTTGGTGAAAGTAACAGATCCTGTATAATAAAGTGTTTCCAGTTTATACTCCGCTACATAATCACCAGTATAATTACCAACATACCTTCTAACGTAATTACCGACATAGATACGACTGTATTCACCAGTGTAATTACCAGCATATTTTCTGGTAAAGGCACCAGTGTAGTCACCAGTGTAAATAGTTGTGAAATCACCTGTAAAGGTTTTATCCTTTGGATCAGTTACGATATTAGTAAATTCTTCGTTTCTATCTGTCTCACGTGTGACCGATGTACTGAGTCTAGTATAATTACCTACAAATCTTCGAATATAATTACCTGTATAGTTTACAGGTTCAGTTACAACATAGTCAACTGCCGTACTAGCTTGATAGTATAAAATTGATGTACTAGAATAAGTAGAAGTTTTAGAACCTACGTAATCACCGATAAAATCTCCGACAAATGTATTACCTGTGTAATCCGTTACCCTAAGTCTGGTATAACTAGAGTCTCGATTTTTTTCTATGATTGTGGCATAATTACCCACATACTTACGAACATAATTACCTGTGTAATCACCAGTAAAGTCGCCAGTATAATTACCAGTATAATTACCAGTGAAGATAGTTGTGTAACCAGCAGGATCAGCAGAGTTAGTAATCCTGACTCTGGTGTATGCACCGATGTACTGACCAATATAATCGCCCATGAAATCGCCAGTATAATCTCCGACATAACTACGAATATAATTACCAGTGTAGTCCCCTATAAACAACCGAACATAAGCTCCTGAGTATTCACCAGTGTAATTAACCGTTCTAAATCGAGTATATGCACTATATCTAGGTTTTATGTGGTTTACTTCTCCGACATCATTTCTTGTGTCGTTTGCAGTACCTACTGCTCTCCAATTTCCTGTTGCAGTAGGAGATCCTTGAACATCACTTCGAAGTTCATATGTACCAATATTTCCAGCAAGACCTCTCCGTCTAAGACAGTAATGTCCCAAAGTAAATGATAATTGTTCTTTGGAAGCTATTTTGAAGGTAGTTTTTTCGGTTTCGTTTTTATCAACAAAAGGAATCTCTTGTTCGTCCATCAAGTCACGGATATCAGATGGAAGTTCGTTTTTTGTTAATGAACCTTTTTTTCTCCATATATGATAATCTAGAGATGTTCCATCAGTTCTAGTGTCAGAGGCGAAAGTTTTTGTGTGACCATTCGAAGTTAAAAGATCTTCTTTTTCCCATTCAGTTTCGGAAGAATCAAACCCAGCTGAGTCTAATCTGTATGCTCCAGCAAGGTCGTGGCTTACAATCCTACCATTTAGTCGGTCAGCTAAAGAATCCATTGCTGAGTCACGCATGATATGCATACCGTCATTGTCATTCACGGTTCCGTACATCAATGGTCTAGTTAATTGTCCTATGCTTACAACACTGTCGTCCCATCCAAAATAATCGGGAAACGCATCTCCACCCATAGAATTACTAGTATTGTATTCAAGTTGGTTCAAAGACGTAGTTATAGTAGAATGAGTAATCAGTCCCGCCGGATGAGTACCTACAGGTTGATTATAGAAGGAGTTTGAATAGTTACCAACGTCTAAATACCCTGATTGACCGCCAAGTATAGTCATTCTGCCTGAAGCAGATACTTGAGAATAAAACATGAGATTACCCGAAGTTAACCCACCAAGTTGTTGGAAGTATTTAAACCTACTTCCGTCATCTGTTAACAGGTATGGTCGAGCCATTTCTGTGCCAGCTAACCAAGCAAGATATTTCTCGTCCAGACTTCCAACATCTATTTGTTGCAAGTCAGAGTAACCCTCACGACTTCCGCCCTGAGAGTTTCTGTTATCCTTGACCTTTAGTGGTAAACTGTTTGACATTAAGTACGAACCCTTGACTTACTGTGATTTATATTATGTATTTAGTAGGTTTCCAGATGGGTCGTATACGTCAATCGTCCTTCTGCCTAACCGATTTAGTGCAGCTATTATAGTTGTTTTATAACCTAAGAAATCCGAATCCGTTAAATCTGTAAGTGTTCCCACATCATCATGTACTTCGTTAATCGCACCGACAAGTTCGGTTGCAGTTGTATTTAGTGTTGTGCCTGGCGTGATAGTTCCAGCAGTTGTAACATTCGCACCACTGAATGTCATTGCAGTGGTATCACCTGATTTTAGTATCAAGTTACCCGAAGTATTCTGGAATCTACCGAACTGAGTAGCACCGTCTTTAAGTAGTACATCACCACCGTCTGCATCAAGTACAATGTCACCAGCAACATCCATTGTCAGACTACCACCAAAGACTTTCATCTCGGTTCCAGCGGATCGTGCATGATTGTAATCGAACTGGACTCTTGTATCATTATCAGAGTCTCGGAAGTGTACATTACCTTCGGTAGCATCAAGATAAATATTCTTAGCAACATCAAAAACAAGATTCTTGTTGTGGACTTTATTCGTTATTGACGATTGATTATTACCCAAATCCCATTCAATACGATCAGAATCACCCATCTTAAATTTAATGTCGTCACCACCAGCATCAAAAATGATATCCCCCGCTACATCAACTATTAATCCCGCAGTGCTGTTACTTATTGTGTTGGTGTTGATGTTGAAGTTTGCGATAGTACCACTATCACCATCTAGGTTGTCCGCAAATACTGTTCCGTCAAACCATGCGTGTCTCCATTGAAGAGTGGACGATCCAAGGTTGTTTGCATTATTTGTTTTTGGTAAAATATTAGTATCAACTTTACCGTTTATAGAAATGTCATCTGCAGCCGCATTACCCAGATCAACATGACCGTTTAATGTAGTATCACCATCTACATTCAGTGTTAGATCAACATCGAGATCACCCTCAATGTTTACATCGTTCTCGAATACTGCATCTGAATCTTCGAATGTGATTACACGGATACTGTTATTGTCGATGCCCGCATTACCACTGCCAGCATGAGTGAATCTTAGGTACTCTGTCGCACCGTCTTTAAGAATAACGTCATCTGCGGCCGCATCTAGGATAATATCTCCAGATGCATCTACAGTAAAGTTCCCAGCAACGTCTAGTTCTAGACCGCCTTGTGAGTACAACTGTCGAACTAAGGTAGCGTCTCCCGCCATACCCATTTGAGTCTTGACAAAATGCGTACCTTGTCTAGCGAAGATAAGGTCACTATCACCAGCATCAAGGATGATATCTCCAGTTGCATCAACATGGAAGTTACCTCTTGGTGTTTCTAGAGCAAATGTGTCGGGTGAAGCAGTAATACCCATCTTCCATCTTGCAAATGTAGTATCGTTTCTCTGGAAATAGATGTCACTATCACCAGCGTCTAGATAAATGTCACCGTCCGCATCTAATACGATATTCTGAGTCGCATTGAGATCAATATGTCCAGTAGTATATTGTACGTTGTTACCACCAGTGTTTACTACGAGTGTTCCTCGTGTATCGATGTCCATGTTTCCAGTCGCACCGATAGAGTATGTTCCAGCCGCACTGTCGGATACATTACCTGTAACAGTCTCGGTTCGGTTACCAGTTGTTGCGATTGTGGTTGTTGCACCTAGAGTATATTCTTGACGTGTTGTACCACCGTCTTTTAAGGTTATATTATTTCCAGCTGCATCTAGGGTGATATCTGCCGCTGCGTTGAAAGTTAAATTATCGGGGGTACTAAGTGTGAATCCGCCACCGTCAAGGAATGTTATCTGTGCAGAATCATCTCCTCCACCGTTTCTAAATATGAAGTGATTGCCATCTGCATCAAGGACGATATCCCCTACCGCATCAAGTTTCAAGTTGGCGGGTGTACTTATTGTATATGTACCATTATCACCAAGATTATGAGTTACTTGGTCATTACCATCACCATTCTTAAAGATAATGTCGTTACCTTCAGCATCAAAGGTTATGTCGCCATTCACATCAACAGTGTAATGACTTGGTGTAGTCACGGTATAATGAGCATTGTCTGCAAGATTATGGGTTACGGTATCTCCACCACCCTGACCATTCTTAAAGTAAATGTCGTTACCGTCAGCATCAAGAGTAATATCTCCAGACGCATCTAGAACAATATTGTTAGATGCATTTAGATCAATATGTCCAGTAGTGGTCTGAGTAAAGTTACCACCAGTTGTAAGATCGTAAGTAGAGTTACCTGTTACGGTAATTGCCCCATCAACAGAATCTAGAGATGTTCCGTCAACCCTAGAGGTTCGATTACCGTCTATGTCTATACTATGGTCACCAGAATAGTCACCGTCAAAATTAACACTAGTAAGATTGATATGACGAACCGCATCAACAAGAAAATCTTGACCCGCATCAATGTCGATGTCTGTACCACCACTTTGATTAGTACTGATCTTTAAGTGTGTGTTAGGTAATTGAGCAGCTGTTCGGAACGGCACATCTGGGTTAGGATATAGGATCTCCCCTCGATGTGCATCAAACGTAGCATCAATTTCGTTGATAACGGTTACAAGATCACTATCATTGTAAGTGTTCAGATCTACTGGATCACCCACATTGTTAGATAAGACGTTGAACTTTTCAACTAATTTTCTGAAAGATTCGTGTAGTACTACTATCGGTTTTCTACTTGACATTATAGTTTCTCTATAAGTTGCGAAAGCATGTCTTTTATGTCAGAGATATCGTACTCTAAGTTTTCAACTTTTGCTTTCAATTCTTCTTGTTCTTGTAAACGTTGTCTTTTGATATTTCTTCTCTGACGAGATTCTTGTATCTTTTTACTATTTATATTAACTATAGCCCCCAGTATTTGGGTCACGGGCTAAATCCCCATGACCCTCTACTGGTATTAATTTATCAGTCTGCAAGTGCAATTGCCCTCAATGATTTAACTACTGGAACCTTGGCAGATGATGTACTACCAAAAGTTATCTTCAATTGGAATCTATCAAATGGATCTAATTCACCTGTCTCACCACCTATCAAATACTGATACTCACGGAAAGTATTTTTATTTGTATCTGATGGCATTTGAGTTACTGGTTCAGCATATTCCCAAGAAATATCTTTTATGTTCACATCTTTCGGACAAGTTCTGTAGTACAAACCGATACCTGTGTCTGGTGGTCTGTTAACACTCATTTTAACTGATAAACCACGAGAAGTTTCCGTTAGACTGATAGGGATACATACGTGTTTGGAAGCAACAGTACCTCCAGCCACTTCTTCTTCGTCTAATCCTCCTGTGACTCTATATTCGTCAGCACTAGATGTAGACAGTTCAAACTCATCTTCAATATTCTCATCGGTATTGTCGATAATATTATGTGTCAGTTTAAGATCTGCCGATTCCATATCAATTACTGGACTTACACGTGTATCGGACGTAGTCATGACTACATGAGTGGTCATGGATTTATTCCGATCATTAGTATCCGTTATTTCGAAAGAACCCTCAGTGTCTTCTTCATAACTGTTAAATACAGCGTAATCTTTATCCAAAGTTACGTTAGTTTTATTTCGCATCAAAGTGAAATTGTCATCTATGGCAAATCGATCATTAATACCCAAACCACTTAATGGTGTATTACGTGTCATTTTTGCAGAGAACGTGTAGTTAGTTGTTTCTGGTTGTAGAACATCTAAATCTGGTCTAATTAATTCAAACGGTACGTGTTGCATCAATCTTAATTCACCGCCTCCAGTTCTTCCAGACGATGTTGCCGTTCCGTTAGTTAAGATTTTGATACTGGTAGCATCTGCGGACACAACGGTCTGTAGTCCACTCATTTGAACACCTTGGATGCCATTGTACGATGCGGAATTGTTCAATCCAAATATTCTTGTTCGGTCTCCCGCTCTTAGACCATGTCCTTCACAGAATATCGTCACATATGATTTTCCACTTGCATTGAATATGTTAGTATTATCAGCAATCAGGTTACCATCAGAATCAGTCGTAACGTCTCCTTCAATTTCTGTCATTATTGGATTTGCGACAAGAACTGTTGGTCTGACCTTTCGGTTCTTCAGAACAACTTTACCTTTGTTTTCAAAGTCTGCACGATACATCATATATGCAAGATCTTGTTGACCACGTGGTTCCCAAACATCTGTGTTCTGAGATACAAATAACGAACCTAGAGTCGGTTGTTTGTGGATACGTTGAGTCGTAGAACCTAATAAGAAGTCCTGTACTTCGGAGATATACATCTTATATTCCATAGACTTAGATCTAATGATAATCGCATAGTTAGCACCATTGCCTTCTAAGAAGATGGGTTCATCAAATACAAAGTCAGTACCTTGTGCAAGCATGTCACCGATGTTAATATTTCCACTTATAGTTTTAACATCAGAAGCGTCCAAATGAACAAGTGAGCCTGGAACTCTTCGAGTACGATCAGGGAAACCAGCAGGTGCTTCGGTAATCGCAATACTAACACCATGTTGAACATCGTTAGTGCCAGGTTTTGATTCAAAGAACAATCTTAAACGAGTTAAGAAGATACCATTTGGATCAAGTACCTCAAATGATTGTGCAGTCGGATCTTCGTCCTTATACTTAGCGCCTTTTGGTTGAATAACAACTTTACCATCACCAGTACCATATGTAGGTATTGAAGACTTTTTATTCTGATAAACGTGTCCTGCTAAACCAGTAGTACCTTGAGCATAATCGTATGTTACGTTAGTTCCGACATGTTCTGTTCTGTTACCTATAGTTACAGAATTAGTTTCTGTTGGCCCATATACCGTAGATTTAGTAACCTCTGTTTTTTCATCAGTTTGTGTATCGAATGTGACAACTTCATCTGTACTAACTGTATGTGTTGTGTACCTATCATTATCTACTTTAGTGGTTGCATTACCAGAAACTTCTAATACACGTGTATTCGTAATAGTATACTCACCACTCAGACTCTCGATCACACCTGAAGCGGTGTAGAACTGAGAAGCATAAGATAATGCATTTTTCTTGTCTGGAACACTAATATCAAATAATTCAAATATCGCTGTTCCAGTAGGGAATCGCATTGGAGGTTCAACTATATTAGGAACCTCGAACTCACCCTCAAGAACACCATTGCTATTCGATATTAAGTCACCAAAACCTTCGGAGTGTTGAGTTGATGGAGGTAGTTCTACTTCTGGAATCATTCTCGCATTATCACTATCTTCATAATTTGGATCTGCAATTGTCGATGACTTATAGAAAGTCTTTGTCTTACAGAAACGACTCACATCAGTATCATTAAAGAATGGGAAGTACTGAGTATTTGGTCTTAGTCCAGTCGCCTTGAACGATACTTTACGAGAACGCATCCAAGGGATATGGATTATCTGCAATACTCGTTCATCAACTATTTCTGTGAGTACACTTTCAGCAGTAATTCTGTTAACCGAAGTAGTTGTTTCGGTGGCAGTGTTGTACTCTTGTGTCGTTAAGTGTTGATTCTCAGTCGTTATCGTATCTGTTTTAGCAAGAGACGTGTTAGTGGTTGTTTCTTTAATACCCACATTTTTAGAGTAAGTTGTTAGTTCAGTACTAACATCTGTGTAGTATTCTTTGATACGTGCGGTGGACGTTCTAGGAGCATAACCATTGTAGACATTTGCCCTACCCTTCTTACCTTTAGAATGGTTATACCAATTTAAGTGAGCTTTACCCTTAGAGACACTTCTCATTAGGAATGAATCACCATCATTTAGATAAACTACATGTGGTTCTGGGTTTCGAACCCAACTAGAAACTGTGTAAGGGTTTCCAGATGATGGTGTACCGCTAGAAGCTCTCCAATAGAAGAGATCAAAGTGTTCGTGGTGACGACTTCTACCACATGAATGAAAATGGAATTTACCGTTTCGTTTCGTGTGACCTGGCCGGAACAGTGAATACCCACTCATCGCCTACTTTAGGCCCCCAGTTGTGATGACCAGTCTTCAGGAACGACCAAGCTTTGTTCTCTCTTTTATGTACATAAGGTACAGTTTTACTCTTAGTAACAACTTTCGAGGCACCTACTACATCATTTTTCTCTTGACCAAGGATCACTTGACCAGTGTGGAGTACCTGAGAACTGGACGTAGAACCAGTCTTAACCCAGTCGCCTGGTTCTGTAGTCACTCTCTGACCAACAAATGAGGTGTTCTCACCTTCTAGTGTAGTCTTAGATGTTTGTTGTACTAGAGGATCTGAAGTCATACCTACTTGTAGGTCATTAGGTGCTATACCACCCCAACTGTTTTCCCAGTCGTTCCAAAGTAAAGCGGCATCAGTATTAAACTCTGTACCAGCATCAATCACAAGTGGTGCTTGGTGATCTAAATTCTTCCAAGTATCTTTGGACGGTGATAATACTAAATCACCATGAGTCTTCTCAACGTGGAATGGGTTAACATTGATAGTCTTAGATGCCATAGTTTGAGACAAATAAGGAGTCTCGGTATGGTTAAGATAGATGTTATCGCCTTTCTTAACGGTATCTGTTGATTCGGCACTGTCATATTTTAAGAAAATCGACTTACATTTGTATGATGGTCTGATGAGTCCCTTAGATGGATCCATTGACGCTCTGTGTTCAATACTCTTAGTATCCGTAAACTTCTGATTCTTGAAGTTATCTACAAAGAAACCTGTGTGTATTCTTTCTTCACCAGTATCGTCAAATATTCTTTCGTTAGCTGCGTTAGACTCTAATAGGGAAAGCGTTGTTGCTTCCTCTAGTTTATCGATTCGTTTTTCGATCTTGTTGATGTCTTCCATCGTGTAACCACGTCTTGGAATAATAGTAGTCTCAAGATCTTTAACATGCATTGTGTTCGCATTCATATGAATCTTGTAGAGATCAATACAGTCCACTGGAGTCGATGGATACTTAGGTTGCATTGAAGATACACCCTGAATCAAACGTAACTCGCCACCCTTCGACAACACTAGTTTGTCAAGACGAGGCATGAAATACTCACCGTCACAGGTTATGACTGAGTTTGACTGTGGTAGACCCAATACGTCAGAAGCACTAAACGCATCAGTAGATGGATTGATAGATGGACGTAAGTCAACCACATCACGTAAATTTACTAGTCTATTATTCGCAGTTCTATGTACTGGTATATCTACATAAGGAAGACTATATGAACTAACGTCAAAGAAGTCCCCTGCTGTGTGTTCAAAGAAATCAAAAGAAACGTGGATCGGAACAACCGAAGAACTATCCCTTAATCCACCACCCCTGAAGAGTAGTTTAGCTTCATCGTAATGAGTATCTCTTTGACCATTATCAATACCAAACACACCTAGTACATTTCTACCGTTTGCGCTATCTTCTCTAACAGAATTAACTCTATAAAGGTCGATTTTTCCTAACTCAATTAACTCTTGACCTACACCGTCAGAATCTATAGCATAAGTGGCGGTATGTGTTTTCAGTGTTTTATTCTTTCTAACTGGAGCACTGAGTTGTTCGAAATACATTAAGTCGTAAGTTGTACCGTCAACCAGACCCGAAATCTCGGCATCATTTCCATTGAAAGTAACAACCGCATCAGAAACCTCATCAGAATCCGCAGAAGAAACGATCCATGCACTACCGTTAGTTAGACTGGTGTCAGAACTACTGTTACTGAATGAGTGCGTAGTTGCTCCTGAAAGACTAAAACTTTTCTTTTTAGCTACAGTGTATACGTGATCACTAAACGTCTTGGGTCTAGGTAAGGGACTATCGAAGATAACACCTTTCTTTTCACTTTGATAAAGTTTAGTACTGTTGTTAGTTCGATATATGTTTAGGTAGTTGGTAGTCGGAGCTCCAGAATTAGTCACAACAGACTGAATATCACGGATACTCTTAGTTTCGTTCGTTATCTGTAGATCAAAAATATGTAGTTTTTTAGTACCAGAAACAGTACCGCTAATGTTTATACCACGAACACGACATGTACCAATTTTGTTACCACCGCCATTGGCAGCATCGTGAATGTCTATTTTTTCACATGTCGAGAAGTTGGGCATACTACCCTTACCGTCAGTATATAATAAAAAGTTTGCATAGTCAACTGTTACGGTGTCATTATTTCTAGAAATAGTATCGGTCGGTTTATCCGAGATGATAGTCGTAGCGGCATCTTTATTAATACGATAACCCCTAACGTATGCGGTGCCAGGCGATACTTTTAATTTGAACGTTGTGTCGTCATTGGGTTCAAATGAAGCACGGAAATAACGTTTAACGTAATCACCAGATTCTTCATACGTTCTGATCGCCATTTCATCTCTAATAGATTTAAATCCAGAACTAGTCGTTGTTTTAGAAACAATTTGACCACCCACAACTTCAACGATCGGAATGAAATCATCTTCATTTAAAACTACTCTCGCATCAGCAAGAGTGAGTTGGATACGATATCTGTCAGCACCAGGCGATGTTAGATTTGGAGTCTCTCCCTGATTATCATACAATGATACGTCATCATCGACATTTACAATATCTTGCGTAACTTTAAAACCGAAACGACTCGATTGATTAGTTTCGTATTTACGGAAAATTAGTTTTTGTGGAGGACAATAAACAACGTGACCTTGTATGAAGAAATGACCTTCGTCAACAGATATAGCAGAACCTAGACCGACAGCAGGATTAGTAGAAGTGTTTTCAGACTGAACACTAAATGTGTAAGTGTTTCCGTCAGAAGCACCAATCAAAGATTCTCCGGCTTGAGCCCTAGTACCAGTCTCTCCACCTACCTGATCTTTGGTATACTCAACAATTAGTGTATCTGGATCATCTCCTTCAGCAGCAATTGCATTGACGACCAGAAATTCTTTGTTGCTTCCAGTAGATCCGATCTCAAAAGTTAGACCTTCTAATACACTTGGGTCTGATGGAAACGGTGTTGCAGAACTTATTTTTATAAATTCTAATTCATTATCTACTCGGAAGGAGCCTGGGGATATTGATGCACCTTCAGTAAATAGGTTTCCAGCAAGTTGAGAAAATTGTTCTTGTATCGCTGTTTGTAACTGAGTTAACTCTCTTGCTTGTAGTGCTTTACCACTATTGAATAGAATCTTATGATAATTTTTAGTTCTATCGTAATCATCTTTATAGGTGGTAGCAAAAGTATTTTCTGTATAAGTCGTTGGCATTTTTCTATATTACCCTAGAGTTGTATTACGATTTTTAAATCTTCGGTTTGTTCAGATGAACGGTCAACTGCCGCTCTGTTATCAATATATAGGAGTTCTCCAGAGAGAGGATCTACCTCACCTCTAATATAATTGTTTTGCAAGATCTTTCCTGTGTTAGTACCATTACCGTCTGCCACATCTAAAGTAACACTTTGACCGATAAAGGGTGTGAATCCTGTTCCTTCATTTTGGTGTACCAATAATCTCGCTTGTGAACCATCAACAGAAACTGAGTCAACCGTGTCAATATATGCTTTTGAGAATGGAGTATCTCCGTTCTGAGCAGTGATGAACTGGTCTTCCACAAACGAACCATTTATCGAAGTTAAGATAGCTCTGTCCAAAGTACTTCCTGTCGCATCCGTAAAGAAATCCAGTTCTGATCTATTAGCAGAATCTCTAACCAATGGATTACGCAAAAGTAAAACTTGACGGAAAGTGTTGTCACCTAGTAAGAAGTCTCCACCTTCAGCACCATCAATCTTGGCGTTAAACATACATGCGCCAGATTTTAAATCATCTCTTGGGTCGGCACCCAGACCATTTTCTGGGCCTAAAATAACTCGTCCAGATGCACCTGTACCGCCACCACCAGCGAAACTTACACTAGCACGTTTGTAACCAGAACCACGGAATGAACCAGTTGACCAACCGTTTGGGTTAGTTCCTTGAAGGTTTCCGTCTGAATCTTGTTTAACTCTCAAGTTAACTACAGAGTTACCACTAACTATAGCAACTACCTCAGCGCCTGTACCATCACCATCAATTTTTGCGGTTGGTGTACCTGTATAATTGTTACCACCGCCAACTACTTGAACGCCTACTATCTCACCAGGCGTTGCCGCTAATTGTACCGCACGTTGTTCCACTTGTTCCGCAGTCGCATCAACAGATGCAGCTTCGTCAGAATCAACTAATTGTACAGGTATGTATGAAGAAGACAAAAATTTAGATGCAAGTAACGCACCGATAGAATATAAGAATTTCCAAACATAACCGTCCGCAGTAGTGAATGGAACACCTGTGGTGTTACCAGTAGGTTGAGTTGTAGAGTTTACTGGAGATCCGTTTGCATCTCTACCTTGTTGTAAACAAACGTATAGTTCTTGGTTACTGTTCATTACATAATAAGGTTGTAACGGATAACCAATGTGATTATCGTCATAGGGCGAGTACTGTGTACCAGAAGACCAGTTACTACGAGGAACAACGAAAGATCTGTCAGTAATATTTTTAACAGATTGCATGTTCATTCGTGCATCACGTTCATCTCTTTTACGTGGTTGCGGAGTCGCAACATTGTCTTGTTCATCCCATTGTTCTGAACGAGCAATACCAGCATAATACCTTACACCAGCCGAATCGAAATCCTTGAACATGTCTTCAAGAAATTGTTTTTTAATTTTGTCTGTTACTATAGCACTCATTTACTTTTCCTATGAAATCGTTGCGCCGTTATTTGAAATTACGTACCAATTTTGTGTTCCGCCCACAGATGCCCAAATCAGTTGAACCGACTTGTTCGGAGGTAATACTACTGACTGTACACCAGATGGGTTACCAGTAATAGCAATTGTATAACTACCAGTTTGGTTTATGTTTATTAAATATTTGACTTCACCATCTTCTACACCATTCGGTAAAGTGGCAGTGTTAGTACCTGCAAGCCTTATTGAAATATGATATTGGTGCATTAAGACTAACAGTAACGCCACTAGTGGTGATACCTTCTGTTTTTAATGTCAGTTTAGATTCTACCGCAACCGCACCAGTTCCTTTACCATGCAATTCTAAGTTAACATTTGCCTGATCACCTACTGCCTTTAGTGCTGGGTGTAGGTTAATTGCAGCTGAAACAACCTCAACATTGTTGATAGCGTTTGTTGCTGGAGTAAGAGTAATTAGTTCGTTACCAGATCCATCATCAATTGCAGTAGATATTTTTGGTTCTGAAATTACTGGAGTGGTAAGTGTTTTGTTAGTTAAAGTCTGAGCATGACTATTAAAAGTAAACTCATCATTTGTACCTAGTAAAGGTAGAGTTACTGTACGATCAGCTGCAAGTTCACTCACACCAAATATGTATTGGTGATTAGCACTTGTATCATTAATTTGTGGAGTAGTAATAACAGGACTGGTTAAAGTCTTGTTAGTTAACGTTTGAGCAGGAGTAGTTAGTACGAAGTCACCGTCCGCATCTGGAAGTGTTAATACTCTATCTGCTGTCGCATTAGCGGCTGTCAGTTTTACTTCAAAGTTATCGATGGACGTTCCTTCAAATAAGATACCGTCAGAGTCGAACTGGATCTTAGTTGCCAGTACGTCACTATCCCCACCGAGGAATTTATAAAGTTCTACGAAGTTTGCGTTTATTTTTAAACCAGCAGTACGAAGGGTATCCCCTTGACCGTCATTCGCTACTACGCCTCTATTTAATACTTGTCTTGTCATCTCTTCTACCTAAGATTGTTACTTCTATTTATACGTTTTATAACAGTTCATCGAGAGTTATTTCACTATCTGAATCACCAGTTATACCAACTGCTGGGTTATTTGTGTCTTCCCTTTCAACGTTTCTCCAAGTAAACTGTTCTTGGTCAATCGTTTCTAGTGAAGATAATCCAATACCTGAACTATCCGCATTGTGATCAATATCAAATGTCGGTGAGTTAGGTTCTAGATATTCTGTCATGGTCTGATACAAGTTATGCAGTTCACCAATAGACTTATCTGCAACGTCCTTCATATCATTACCGCCTGGGTTAGGATAGGTTGTTGTACTACCCAAATTCATTCTGAACTTCATGTTAGTTCCTCCTCCAATATTAGTGTCGAAGTAATCAAACAGTGCAGTGTGTTGTGCGTAACCTTCTGGATGACGCATAGTTGCAATACCTTCCACTTCTTGTGGTGGAATGTCCAACGTGCCAGGAAATGGTTGATTCTCGATATCCAAATCAACAACACCTTCTAATTGTACTTGTGATCCCAAGTACATACCAGCTGGATGGACGAACAGTTTGTAAATATTTCTCCACTCAGATATAGACAATTCACTCTTGATTTGAATTGCATATGTCTGATATAATTTATCGTCTGTAAGATATCTTTGAGACGATGATCCGATTTCAGACTCATTTAAGTTGAAAACGTTTTTCTTTGTATAGACCACATCTGGATCTATATTAAAGAATGTACGAAAGAACTGTTGTATCGAGTACTTAGTACCTTTAGATTTGTACAATGTATTCGAGTACTTTGCAGCCTCTCTCTTATCTGGGAATCCTTCAAAGTAAGATTGTCCCAATAATAGTTCATCTTCTACGAACGATAGAAGATCAATATCTGTTTGAGTAATGTCCTTTGTAAGGAACAACTCATTAAGAAGATTAGTCGGTGAGGACTCCTGATCTTCAAACGAATAATAAGCCTTTAATAACTTGACAAATGTAGGATAATTCTCTACAATATGATCGGGAAGTACTTCCTCAACCTTATAGTGTCGTAGGTTTATTTCCCTACGACCTAGATCCGAAAATGTCTTATCTAAATGTGTGGTCATTAGTTAGTCGCTGTCGTTAGAATACCAGTTGTTTGTGATCTCGAATCATCGAAACTAAGAACATCGTTTCTCTGTGGTACAACTAATGATTGGTTAGCTGGAACCGCAGATACCTTAATAAATGTCTGACCTCCAGTAATACTATCTACTTGTAGTCCGACCAGATAAACTGTACCTGTACTTGATGCATAGTTACCTACATTATCTACCAATACACGGTTGTCTGTCAAGTTAATAACCTGTAAAATATTACTATTTAATTTGTTTCGTATAACACAGTTAACATTTTGGAATACAAAGTTTGTTGATGTGACGATAAAGTTCTCATCATCTCTCGATTGTAATTCAACAGGGAACTTCAATGTATGGTTTGATACGAGTCCGAGTGTCGGTGTGAATCTTTGTTGCATCTTCACTGAAGTACGAGAAGAAAGAATCGCAGGCGAGATTTCATCAATCAATGACAGTAGGTTTGATCGTCTAAACGCTTGGTCAAACTTACCAGTATTTTCATTAAAGTATTGACGTACCGCATCATCTACCTGTGTTTTAATTGTGTTAAGTGTCAATGAAGTAAGTCTTTCATTGAATTGGAATTTGGTGTCTAGTTCCACAAACGTTCTTACAGGATCAGCAAACTTCAAATCAAAAGAAGCGATTGACAACTGTTCTGCAAGATCTAAGATTGCGGTCTTAGTTGCATCTATTGTTGTGGTTGGTATATTAGTGTTGAACAGTACAGACATATAAACACATCCATACTCTTTAACAATATTGTCTTCTCCACCCCATGACTTGATGTCTTTAATTAGAGATGAGAAGTTACGTAATACAAGTGAAGAGTAATCTGCATGAGTTACCATTCTGTTTTGAGCTGCATATTGGAATGGTGCATTCTTACGAATAGATTCTAATGTTTCTTTCTCAGCACCACCAGATGATTCTGCTTCCGTTGTTATTGTTGGTGTACGAGTAGTACTTGCATTAATCTGAATTTCATTTACTGGTTCGAATATATCAGAGAAGTTAGCTGCATCACCAGATACAGATAAGTATTCAACGACAATCTTATTTCCTGGCTCTGGTGTTCTACCAAGAGTAGTACCATTACCAAAGGTTAATTCAAAATGTCCGTTAGGCATTTCTTTTAGAATGTATAGTGTCGAGTCGTTGTTAATTACATTTGCTTCAAGTATATTCTTATATGCAGTGAAGTCTAAAGATGTTGAACTAGGATGTACCTTTACTACCGCAGTAGATAGATCTAAGTTTTTATCTGGGATTATGTAAGTAATGTTTTCCGTGTTATCACCAGAGATAAACGTCTTAGTTTTTGCGTTACCCTCTTTGATAGGTATTATATTAGAACCGTTTTGTTGTTGGAACTCATAAAAACCAAACCCATCATCTGTCGCAGAAATGGTTTCTGTTGTTTGGAATGTGTATTCAACATCTTCTACAGATGTCGTAAATTTGTAACCAGAAGGTAAAGAGATACGTGGACTACGATCGGCTACACCATTTAGATTGATTGACATTTTAATGAAAGCAGTAGAGGCATTCTTACTATCTGGGATATATCCGATACCTTCGGAAAGAGATACCAAAGAACTACGCAACTGTGCAGTACCAAGGAAGGATTCGTTCAATGCGAAGTTGGCAGTCAACGCATTTATATGCGTATTATATGCCAAAACATCTAATAGGTTTGATAAACCAGATGCTTCGAAATTGAAGTCCTTAAACTCCTTTTCCTGTTGAAGGTATTCTTTCAGATTGTTTTTGATTGCCTGAAAGTCTAATGCTGTTGATTTTATTGTTGTTGCCATTTATCTTAACCTACTTAATACGGTAGTAAATTCTACAAGTTCTCCAGTGTTGATTACCTTAAAGATAACCGTTACTTCAGCAGAGTTGTAGTCTGGTTGCATGTTGACCGACACCTTTAGTGTAGGTATGTCAACACGAGGTTCATATACTTCTAAAACGTTCTTAATCTCACGAATTACAGACTTCTCTGTTCCACCGTCTGCAAGTTCAAATAAGAAATTATAAAGGTTTCCACCATAATATGGATTGAATGGTTTCTCTCCTTGGTTAGTTAACAGGAGATTCTTTACCGCAAACTTCACTGACTCTACATTTAGTTTCTTGTAGATATCTCTAGTTTGCGATTTGAGAGCCAACGACAAATCTATATCAGAGTATTCTTTGTTACGTGTTGCGGTAACAGTAGACGCTGATGATAGATTAGTGTCTTCTATCGATAATGCTCTTGTGATTGCCATATTAGTCTCTTAAATAACCTTGTATCTATTTATACGTTTTAATCTAGTTTTACTTCGATTAATTCCTTAGATGATAGTAACTTACTATTATAAGTTGTTGTTACTGATCCCTTGAAACCTAAATCAAATGATTCCGAAACCTCAGGCATCTCGATCGCAATCTGAGATGTCAGAGATCCGTCTGGGTTATAGATGTCATAATCCAGAGTTAACTTGTCAAAGAAACAATAGTCTTTCCAGTATTCTGCAACATCAAATGTCGCACTGTGATCTATCTTGCCTTCTCTATCAATAACTGATATACTACAAGCACGACCATTTTGTTTCTTTATGATTGTCACCCCCAACTGTCTCCAGAGGGCCACCTTTGTATATACCTTCACTCACAATCAGACGTACATCATTGAACAAGCTCTGTATTACCATTGATTGTTCTGTACATCTCTGCGTGTAGATAAAGGTTACGTGCAATCTGTTTCCTTTCTTCTGCCGTACCGATATGAGAGAACGGTGTCTTGTCTCCATACGCACCAAGGTATTTCGCAATGGTTACGCCTGGCGCTAACTTAGTTCTAGATGATATATTATCTCCGTCAAGAAAGTTTGGATTGTAAATTGGATCTGGTAATATAATCATCCTTTAAACCTCTTACCTCTGCTACCAATAGAATTACCGATAGGAACAAATCCAAATCGTGAAGACTCTTTTGTACCAACAGTTCTTCCGATCTTAGGTGGACTTGAGTTATCAAATTGTGAGTTTAATTTACCTTCCGCAACCATCTTGTTTCCAATAAGAGAACGGTTCGCAGTATCACGAATCGTAGATCTAATCTCTTGTGTTGTCGGAACCTTTTCAAATAATCCTTCGTAGTCATCACGTAGTAGAATCTTATTCTTCAATACGTCACCAGCATCCACTGTCACGGTACGTACAGAGAAGTCACCCATAGTCATCATTGCTCCAATTGCATCTGCAAGTGGTACAGGTTTCTTTGGTGTTGGTGTCTCTTGTGCTTCAACTGCTTTCTTAACTGTTGGGTTAGGGCCAGATCCAGCTGCCCCTAATGCACCAGCGGTTCCCGCTTTGGTCGCTTGGTGTGCAGTCTTTGCCTTATCACATACGTTTGCGTTATAAGATCGAATCGCCTCTGTTGCCTGTCCGTGGAATGATCCATAGAACGCAGCTTCCAGATGCAAATGGAACCGCACCTTTTGGCCCCATGTAAACAGGTGAAGTCATCTCTACCTGTTCACCCCCGATCACACCTTTCATACCCATGACCGATAACTCTGCACCTGTGATTGCCATTACTGGTGCGGTCTGAATGTACTCGTCCTTTGCAGTCATGATTAAACGATTGTCAGTAAACACATTGAGTTCTCCCTCAACATGTTCCTTAGAATATCCTTTAGTCCACTCGGTGTTGTTACCCAACACGAGTTCTGTCTTGTTCTCTACGGTCTTGTATGAGGCAGATTGTTTAGTGATATGTTCTGTGTTGCCACATACTTCGGTTCTTTTGTTCAACAATACTGTTTGCTTATTGTGTCCATGTATGTTAAGATTGTGGTTACCACCCACGTCCATATTCCAGTCACCTGTAACCGTCTGGTTCAGATTACCTTTATAGACCATCTCTGCATCACCCTCTACGATGACCGTATTGTCTCCACCAGTCACCTCGACTTTATTGTTCGGGGACGATATGATGATAGAACCATCAGCACGCATTTCAATACCACCACCTTTACGGTGTTTGATAAGAATACGTTCTCCGCCTGGGGTGTCATCATATTCGATTACGTGTCCAGATGCAGTCTCTTGAACCTGATTGAATGGATACTGTGAAGGTTGTTGATCTTCTAGGTTGAGTGATACATTGAAATCACCACCCCCAAGATATAATTCGTTTACTTCAAAACCACGAGCCGCATAGTTTATAGAGTTTGAGTAGTGGTAGTTTATCTTGGGAAACTCACCTGTAGGATCTTGGAAACCGTCTAATGGGACGCCAAGAGTTTTGTCTCTAGCAGGATTTTGTCCTAGTTTGTCTTTATCGTTTTGTATTGTCATTGTGGTTTCTTCGTTATCAATTCATTTGGTGTTAACGATTGGTCTTTAAATAGATCTACATAAACAGATTTCTTACGGAACATCGTTTCAACATACTGGGAAACATCGAAGTATGGGTCAGTAACTTGTGGTTCGATTTCGTTGTGTCCAAACACTTGTCCACCATGATATCTTCGGTAGAACGCTTCACACAATGATTCGAATGTGGTCATCTGTTCACGAGTAAATGATTGCGATGAACGATACTGATCTGGATTCTCACAACCAGTAGAACAGTTTAGTCCGCCCACAATGCAGATATCTATAGACTGGATATTATGTCCTCTAAGTTTACTAGACTCACCTACGGTATCTAATGGTCGTCCTCTCTGTAAACGACCATCTCTTCTGATGACATAATGATACTGTAACCCATCAGCGCCTGATTCATTATGAGATACATGTAATTCTTCGGAACCAATGTTTTGGTTTGTGTATGTATCCGATGCGTGGACAATCAACTGTGTTATAACTCTTTGTATTTTTCTAAACTCTGCGCCTAGTTCTTCTTTAGAATCAACATAAGTGAAAGTGTCAAACGCAGTTTGTTGACCATCAAATTTAGTTAGTGTCTCACTTAGATCATATTCTTCAACTACAAAGTCATCTGAACTTTTTATCAAACTACCAGAGATAGTACTATCCAACAGTTGCAATTCATCTTGAACCTGAAAGACCCGACCCTGCACTAATTGTATTTCCTCATCTGGGATATTCGCTGCTTCAGCTTTCACTTTTAGATCTGCCACGAAATCCGAATTAGAAAATCCTTCGGGTACATTATCGACCACCGCTTTCATTTCTGAACTAAATGTCGTATCTCTTCTAATGATTTCTTGAGTCGCCTTGTCCCTATCTTGTTCACTTTGAGTATTCAATGCATTGGTGGCAATGTCGGAAACTGCGGTGTTAGGTAGTTTTGCATTACTAGTAAAGGTTTTGATTCTAGATGTAACGCTTTTAGTTATGTCTTCAACAAGATCTTGTAGTAGACCTAGACCAGTTTTGACTGGGTTACGATTAAAAAATCCATCCTGTTCGCCCTGCGCCTCTTTTAACTTGTCGGCCGAAGGGTTTGTCTTATTAGAAATCTCGTCACCAATCGTTCCTATCGACACAGAAACGGAATTTAGATTACTCACACTAGATGGATCTGGTATTGATCCTACAGAGTTTGTCACATTACTAAGATCAGGCGCATTAGGATTTAGAGAAGGAACAGAAGATACCTCCTCCAATACACCCTCAATCATATCTTCTCCTTTCTTCAACGCATCTGTGACAGCACCTAGTCCACCAGCTGCACCACCACCAGTACCAGATGCGGCCTTGGTTTCCGAAGCGACACCTTGAATCTTTTCTTTCAACACATTTGATTTACCAGTTGCATCACTTGCAGTCGCATCAATCGCATCTAACGAAGAAGCCCCAAGTGTCTGAGTATCTAATTTAGCAACAGGTGCGCCCAGTCCAGTAAGTTCTTGTACTACAGATGATACAGGTTGATTCTCTGTTGCGCCTGCTGTTATTGTTGTCTCCACAGCAGAATCAGCACTAGGTGTATTAGAAGAAACAGTGAATACTGGAACCGAACAATCTAATTCCACTTTTTGTGGATCTGGTACACCATCTATGCCTTTAACTTCGTCACCGAAGGAACACATAGCGTCCCCCATAGCGGTAGCGCCTGCATCATCGACTTTACTCTCTAATGATTCAATACCAGCAAAGGATTCACCAGCGTTACCACCAATGAGAGTCGCATTCTTTGCGAAGTTCTTTTCCTGTAGTTCAGTAGCATTAGACGATACGTCTTGACCAAAACTTTGACCATTTTGGTTATGGTTCAACCTGGCGTTTAACTGTTCTTTCTGTAATTTCTGATATGCTGCAAACTGCTCTTCCTCCGAGGGTTCGGCCGCTCTCGCCGCCAAAGTTTCGGCATCAGGCGACTCATAGGCAACTGCGCCAGTTTTCAGATCGTAAGTCCTAACCCAGCCTTCGCCACGATCTTCATATTTTCGAGATATTATGCTCATTCGTTTATCCTATCTACTTAACGCCATTTATTCGCCTACCAAAGTTTGAAGACCGACAACGAGTCTATCAACACTTTGAAATTGATCGTCTTTTTTAAAACCAAGATAATATTTTCCAAAAACTCTCTGACAACTGTTTGGTGAATCTTTCTCTAGAGTGTCGGTTCTTTTTAGTCGTATGTTCGCAGCTGCTTGAGTACTATTTAGTTCATACTTAATAAACACCAACTGAGAACTGAATTTTCTCCAGTCATTCGAGAATCGTTTCAATAGAAGTTTTCGTTCATTTTTCCAACCAGCAATACCCAGAGGATTCTGTTCTGTTTGTTCTTCTATTCCAGTTTTATTTAAATTAGACACATTTAACAGACAAGCGACCATGCCTATTGATTGATTTAGGTTGTAACCAGCATTCATAAAATATTTTATTGCTTCTAGTTTGCGTGATTCGACAGTGTTTTCATATACAAAATCATACTCAGTATCTTCAACCTTAACTGAATCTATAACTTGTATCTCTTGTTCATAGAATACTTCTTCTTGATCAATCCTTTCTTGGATAGTACTAAACTCCACCTGTCTCTGTACACGAGTGGGATATTCTGTCTTAGGTATTGACCCTACAACCAAAGGAATTTGAGATGCGGTTCCGTCCATGAAGAATCCAAATACAGTTGCACCCGAAGTTAGTCTGGGTGTTCTACCCAAACCAGACACACCACCTTCGGTTGTAGGTAACACTACTTGAGCCCAAGGAAGATCGTTCTGTGGTATTTCTCTTGTTGATGGGTTATGTACACCGTGGATGCGAATCTTCACACGACCTTCATATCCGTATGGGGGTGTGTGGTCAATGACATCTGCCACAAACCAACGAGTATTATCACCGTAAAATTCTGATTGAATTGCCTTCATTATCCCCTCACCAATTTGCAGACCGACATAACAGCATCATGTCGAGTATTCTTAAATGTGTGTCTAACATTATAAATCAGAAAGTCACCCGACCGTAACCTGTCTAACGTTGCATCTCTTGTATTGTCACCGTCATCCGATATAATATTGATTGTAACTATGTCCCCAACACTTGATCCCGAAACCATAAATCCTGCTCCAGGCACAGTAACATCGAACATATTTTTATATAACATATTACGAATAGCGTAGTTACCAACCTTCACAGTAAATGTTCCTGGCTTTAACTCATCATGATAACTCTTCCAAGTTCCATATGTACCAGTGGATGTTATCTGATGAAATACCTTAGCTCCCTGAGTATGCAAAAACTTATCATTGATTTTAAAGTCTTCTGGATACACATTCTGATTTTTAGTGTCAGGTATAATTTCTTTGTCTGATAATCTTTTAATAACCTTAGTAACATCAAAATGTTGAGAAGTAACTTGACCTGTTCCTAAATTTGTGTTATTATAAACTGCACCGATACTACCAGACACTAACTGTTTCAATGTATTCTGCATTTTAGCGGTTCGTATAGATTCTACTTGCATTGTGCGGTGCAATGGTGACTTTTCTTCTGTTTGTTTTACATTGGAAGGAGAATACAAGTACGGAAGTTTTTCGTTCCAAGGTCTTTGTTCCAACATCTTATCTAGACTACCCAATCTCAAATTCTCATCATGAATAGAAGCGTACAAGAACAATGGACAACCATTTACTGTAGTCGCACGATCTCTTAACCATTCACATGCCTCAAGTGGGTGCATGTATGGTATGAGTACTTTAACATTGTTTTGAATAGAAGGGTAGAGATAGGAGGCATCAATCTTCTTTCCGAGATCTTGAACACACAACTTCATTATCTCATTTTCAAGAGAGTCTGTTAAGGATCTACTAATCTTTTTGGTTCTATTTAAAAATGCATGTTCATCAATAATTGTAAAGACGTATACGGAGGGCCTGACCAGCATCATTTGATTTAATTGCCTGATCAATACCAGTCATAATAAATTTTCTAGACATCATAGGTTCTAAAGAAGGGTCTTCGGAGGAAATCTCTATGAACAATCTTTCAGTTCCAGAAAAACCAATACCATCAACAAAACCTTGATCGTCTGTTATGGCAACTTGACCAGAGATGTATGCTTTTTCTAGACTTTCAAAAAATACCAATTCGACAATACTAGAGTTTATGTTTATTCTAGCAGATGGATCGACATCACCACCTAGCGCCTCTGACGTTATGTACGCCTGAGTGATTTTGTATTGCGATTGATTGTCGTTCTGTATACTCATCTTTGATTCATTAGACTATAAAAGTCTTTAACTATTGTCTGGATCACATCTGGTTTTAAAATTTTAATTTGTTTTAATTCTTCATTCCTTTTCTGAACTCTTTCTAGATTGGTAACTGCTGTCAATCCCGATGGAAGAGTTGAACTATACGGATCGATGTCTACGTGTTCCCCATCAGCATTCTCATAGTGATGAACAGCAAGATACTGAGCGGTTTCTGATTGATAGTCTAATGTACTATCGTCGCCGTCATCATCTACGGCAATTCTTTTTTGAACTTCTAATCCTGTCGTTGGGTCGAACATTCTCAGAACTTCGCCTGGGATGAATCTACCTTCGACTGGATTAATTAAGTTTATGACAGGAACTAGTTTATATTCAAAAGTACGAACACTGTCATTGGGTTGGAAAGGTATACTTGTTATTTTTGCTTTAGTGTTTAACTCCGTAAGTTCTATATTGTGTCCAGCAACCAAGAGTGGTTCGGAGTCGGTTTCACTCAAGTCCTGTTTAGTTAATTTCCAGAGATCTGGAGTAACAAAAATTTCTTGTTCATTGGTTAACTGAATTTCTGCCACACCGTTACTATTCACATCTAGTATGAACTCCCTTGGGGGGTCAAGTAATTTAGCATCAGTTTTCACATCTACTATCAATTGACCTAGATCTAGATTACGTTTGATGATTATACCGTGTGTACCAGAGTCATTGCCTTCAATTCTTCGACCTACTCTAAAGTCATACCCACCTTCTGCCGAACTAATATCACTGTTGATCGTAAGTACACGGTGAGGATAAAACTCTTTCGTTCTTTTTAAAACTTCTTCGTTCTTTAAGGGGCCAACCAGATTCACGTAAGTCATCATTCAACAAAAAGAATGTCCAGTAATACTTTGGATCACCATATAACTGTAACGATAACGTGTCTGGTCTATCTCCCGACTTAATTGTGTAATCTTCATAGAATGCTTGTTGAGATTTCAAATGATCAATAAGATCTACATATTGAGTCAGGTTTTGCATTAGAGAAAAACTGCTCTCATCACCAAACTGGTAATATATTTTCTCAAAGTTTGTAAAGAAATTTGTACTCATTAGAATCCTACTCCATCAGCATCTACGTCAAGAACATCCTTCTTGGATAGAGTAACTGTTTCTGTAAAGTTAAGGTTCATGTCCACTTCTAGGAACTCGCCGTCCTCGTGAAATGCCATCTGACTTGCGTTATATGTGGTATCCACCGAACGTAGGAAACATGGTTTTACTTTGTGTGCAATAGTTTTACCGTCATACTCGAACTCGATGTTAAACTTATTTGGGAACTGATAACCCAAGGATATTTTTTGACCACCAATAGTTACTGGGATGTCTTCTGGGTACAACTCAGATCTGAAAAACTGAATAATCTGTTTGATCTGGTCAGCTTCCTTTTTAGATCTAGCGACCATCTTGAAGTTGAACTGAAACTCACGCATGTTAACTTGTTTAAATAACGAGCGTTGATTAGGATTAGTAGTAACACCAGTTTGTAGTTTAAGTC